TTTTGGTAGAGGTATCTTTAATGACAGCCATCTTCTCTTTGACCACACCATTCATGGATGAAAAGATTTGAATATCTAACAAGTCCTCAATAATTGCTCTGCGGTCTGCTGGCGACAATTGCATAAATGGAACAAATGAAGCCGAACCAAGAATCACCACTTGAGTGAACGATTTATAATTTAATTTGAGAATAAATTTTTCTAAGTGTTCTTGATAATCTTTGGCTTTAGCATCTTGGTCAACCAGTATGCCATTACAATATACTTCAAATGTATTTGGTTTAATACCACGAATTACTTTGTATTGTTTTTTGCCAATAGAAAACTCGACCTCAACTATACAATCAGATTGGTTGATGGAGTTTGGTAGTTGTGGTTTATTGATTTTACGAAATGGTTTACCAAAAAGACCAAAACATAAGGCGTCCAGTATCGTAGATTTGCCTGCACCATTGTTACCAATGATAAGTGTATTTGGTGATTTTGTTAGTTGAATTTCGGTAAAATATGATCCAGTTGAAAGAAAATTCTTCCAACGGACTTTTTCAAATATAATCATGCCTGCTCTTGATTTAGTGCCTCAACATATAACTCACGCATTACTGTTTTTAGCTTTTCATTATTAATATGTTCTTCTTGAATACCATCTACAAACTTATTAATAATTGTGATAGTATCTTCTGCTTGGTCAACCATATCATCTTCTACACCTTCTGTCAAGTCCGTAAAGTCCTCGGCAATGGTAATATCAACAGGATTTACATTGTATAAACTATTCATAAACTTGTCAAACAGATAAGGAATAGTTTTGTTGACTACCACTACTTTAACATAGGTATTGGTATACTTGCTTAAATCTTTATTGGTAATGTCCGTAATTGATTCCACTTTATCATCATAAACAATTCTATGAAACATTACATTTGGATTTTTTATAAAATCAAGATTGCGTGTAGTAAGATCAAAAAGGTGAAAACCTCTAGTGTCATTATAATCTTGCCAAGTAAGTTCATACGGGTTTCCAAGATAGTGAATACCATCAGCTGAACTCCTATGATGATAGTGACCACTAAAAGTAAAATCGAAGCGTCTAAATAACTCACGACTTAATCCTTCCTGGCTTGGCATGCCACGATACATGGCAAAACCGGCAATCTCAAAATGTCCCATACAAATGGTTGCCGATGTGTTTTGTATTTCTGCCAAACTGTTATCATAATTCTCTGGACATATCCAGGGAATCATACAAATATCATAATCAACATTACTATATTTTAAATGAATAGTTTGGGGAGATGAAATGACATTAATGTTACTATATTCTTGTAATAATAAATCAACTGAATTGACTTCATTGGTATTTTTAAAATAAGTATCATGGTTACCTGCCAACATATGCACTTGAATGCCTTTGTCATACAACTTATCAAAGAACATTTCCCTTGCACGTTTAAGTGTAAAAAAGTTTACATATTTCCTACGGTCAAAAGTATCTCCCAAAATAAGAACAGTATCTATACCATGTTCTTCAAGAGTTGGAAAAAAGGTATCACGATAAAATTTTTCATAATAATCTAAGAAATGGATTGAATCATTACGAGCACCAAAATGTTGGTCGGTAATGATGGCAACTTTAGTTTCGGTCTGGTTTTCTTTGGTCAATATTGTCATAATATTTAATTTCAATCACGGATTCATTTGGTCTGTTGCCAGCAAAAAATGTGGCTTCTTGTAGTGTTTTAAAGTATTTAAAAAACACAGTCGATTCGGCAGACATTGGATAATAACTCACTTTATACACTATATTCTCCTAAAATTATATGTTCACCGTTGGAGTATTAGGATCATTCTCATCATAAAATTTAATTTCAAATAAACAATCTTTGTTTATTTTTTTGGCAAAGTCCAATGACTCTCTATGAGTTTTAAACCATTTAAACAGTAAAACATCTTTTTTATCCAAAGATGGATAATATGTAACTTTGTACATTATACTACTCTCCTAAAAATTTTTCAATACCTTTTGATTTCTTTACCACTTGTTTTTTGGCTTTCTTTGTTTTTTCATAAGTGTCTATAAATTCGGCTATGTTGTTATATAATTCAAATTGTTTGGTAGTACCGTCATCAAACTCCATCATTTCCATTTCATCTAAGATACCCATTTGTTCTGTGGCTTTATACTTCACATACGTTTGTTTCTTTTCTTTGCCTATTCTTCGTAAAAAAGCAAAATAGATAATTTGTGTGAAGTATGCAAAAGGGTTCTTTGATTTGGCTGGATCAAAGTTGTCAAAATACTGTAAACAATTTTCTATACCATCCGACATCATCTCATCACGGTACGTATAGTTAATGAAATTAGGTTTATGTGATAGACCTTCCGCTATTTTCATGAAACACTCGCCAATATAGTTTGGTATGGCGGGTTTAGGTTTCTTTTCCTTTTTTGCCTGTTTACATTCCTCTTTGTAATCTACTAATGCTTTTAAAAAATCTGCATTGTTTATATAATGTTTTTGTTTAGTTGTCATATTTACCACATAATGTTATTGACATCCGCTTGACAGATGTGTATAGTCGAGTATGTCCTTGGTTGAAAGTATAAAAGGTTTAATGTAATAGATTACCATCATGGTTTAAATCTTGAAAATGTTCTAAAGCTTCATCTATTTCTTCGTCAGTCATTTCTTGAACCATTTTTTTAGCTTTTAGTAAATCTTGTATTTTCTTTATTGTGTTAACGTAATACTCACAGAAATCATCAGCAGGATCAATTACACAAAGTATATCTTGTTTCTCCAACACAGTTTCGTTTTTTTTAATTAATTGAATAGGCAACCAATGTTTCATCACGAGGCCAAGTTCTCGACCTTGGAATTCTAAACCAACATACATTGGTTCACTAATGTCATAAGCACTAATGCCATTGGCAGTTAATTGACCAACAATATCTTCACCATTCTTCAACCTGACTATTTTTATATTGTTCATTTTTTTAGTCCTATTTTGTATATTTTGAATGGGAACCTCTCCTCATTATATATCTTAGTTCTTTCCAAGAAATGTTTTAATGTATAATTCATATGTTTTTTATATCTAAGGTCATCTGCTATGTCGTATAATGTGGCTATTTCTTTGCCATCACTCTGTCGTAAGCCTCGTCCAATGCTTTGCAAAGTGCGTATACTCGATTTTGTTGGCATCGCAAATATAATGTTATGCAAATTCCTAATATTAATACCAGTGCTAAAAGTCCCAAAAGAAGCCACAATAATAGCATCGTTTTCTATCTCCATAATTTTTCGTATTTCTTCACGGTCAGTAGTTTCAGTACCACCATAAATGAAGAACACTTTTCTATTACTAATGTTTTTGGTGTTCTTTATCATATCATACAGGATACGACCATGTTTGTCAACCATTTGGAAAAGTATAAGAGTATTTTTGCCTAAGCTAACTGCAAGATTCTTAATAAATTTATTTCTTGCTTCATGTGAAATGAGATATTCAATTTCTTCTTGGTATGTTTTATCTTTTGCCTTTAAGCATTCATCATCGGTATGTTTTAAAACTAAACATTTAATTTCAAAATTTGAGAGTTGTTGTTTATCAATTAATTCTTTTGTACTAATAACTTTTTTGACCGTACCAAATAAACCCTCTAATACCAGTTTGTGTGTTTTGGTACCATCTAAAGTTCCTGTAAGTCCAATACGGTATTTGGCATTAACACAAGATGTCAATATAGTTGTTAATGATTGTGCTTTAAACAGATGTGCCTCATCACCAATGATATAATCAAACTGATGAAAGTATTCTTTTGGAAGTTTATACAAAGATTGCCATGTAGAAATGGCAAGTGGTTTGTCGGTGTTTTTTTCTTTACCTTGGTAAATACGATGCACCTCGGTCATTTCACCATTGTTATAATCACCAAAGTCGGAGTATAATTGTTCAACCAAAGATGTGGTAGGAACAATAATAAGACCTTTGAGATTTTGATATTGGCGTAATTGACGGAAGATTAGATAGATGATAAGAGATTTGCCAGATGCCGTTGGAGAAACCAACAACGCTCGGCGTTTTTGCATGGCATGAATATAAGCATCTAATTGATGTTCTCGTATTTCAATTGGTTCACCTCGAGCGTGGATATTCAAATCTCCTATGAATTTCTTCGCATGATATACCGAGCATTCATCTTCAATATCAGGCCTTGGATTACCATAATCAAATGTATAACTTCTTTCATTACAAAATGCTTCAATGTAAGGTAATAAACCAAGATAGATTTGATTCGTTTGTAAATTAAACATACGAATTTTTCCATCCCAAATTCTATTACGATAAGCTGGAACAAATTGGTAACCAGGAACAAAAAAAGTAAAGTATTCGGATAACTCTTTTGTAATGTGTTTCTCACAAGTTACCTTGGCATATACCTCATCTTTTTTTATTATGGTTATATCACTCATTCTTTTTCATCAAACTTATAGAACCACAAATCAGGTGTACCAGCACTCCACTTAGAAATGTTTTCTACTGAATACACTTCTGTTGGTATTTTAAAATCGGGAGTTTTAACTACAGGG